TGGGTCTGTTAGGAAGTCAGCAACATTCTTGATACCTGATTTCTCTAAGATAGACCCCAGCATCTTGAACTTGTTCTCTGGTGAGTACATTTGTTGAAGTGCTGGGTCCTGCGATAGCATAGTGTGAAAAGACAAGTACTTCTGTACCATCGTTTCTTGGTCGCCGTATCCCAAGTGGAACTCTACCTGAACGTCTCGCTTGTCAGCCCATTGCGATGGGTCGATAGGCACATAACGTCCTGCTAACTCAACAATCTTCTCTTTGCTCTCGTTCTCGACGACTAGCTGATAGACCATGCCAAAAAGAGGCTTGAGGAAGTTGTTCGCAAAGTTACGCGCAATGATCTTTTGACGCTGCTGACTCATTGTGGCCAGCTGCTCTACCATTGCCGCAGAGTTCTGTTTGCTTATAGCGTCTTTGTTAAGACCCTGGGATAAGCGGCTAACACCAGAAGTATCCTCTTTGTCCTCATCAAGCATCTGTATTGTTTGGAATACGTATGGGTTCAATGAAGCCTGAGGCATCGGGTTGATAGCATCGGGGCGTGTCACGTTGACAATACCGCCGACCCTGTTGTCGATCAGTTCTCGCGGGTTCGTAAGTCCACCTTTGACAACCGTATATCGTGGGTTGTTAGTGACCATAGCATGGTCGAGGATTGAACGAGTTAGGACTGTTCGAGCATTTTGAATACCCAATAGTTTCTCAGCAAAGTTATTACCGTGAAACGCATGTGGGATAGGGAGTGGAACAAAAGCCACGAAAGGACGTCGGTTGACGATCTCTTTCTCTAGCAAAACGTTAGACGCCTTCACGACCCTATATAGATCGACTGTTCCTGTTCCCTCGACATCAAGCTCAATGTAGGCCTCTACTACGGTTATCTGGCGTGTAGAACGCGAGAAACCCTTAGCGTTGAAACCTCGGTCTGCTCCGATGTCGTCAAATCGTGATAGTATCTCTGGATCATTATCGAAATCAGTGTCTTCGTTGTCTGCAATGTCCGATACTAAATCTTCATCATAGCCCATCTCGATTAACTCAGAGATAGACTTCTTGGTACGGTGGGCGCAAAAGCTAACCGTGTCCAAAGACTTGGCCTGAGGCTCAATTAAGAACTCCTCAGGGGCAATGGCTTCTACCTTAACCTGGGACGTGTCGCGAGTTACACGGAGCTCACCAGAAAACAGACCAAAGTCGTCCTCAGTGATCTCTTCGATCTCTACACTGTCTTCAGCCAGTAAAGCGTCAAGCTCTTCTTCCGTGAGGTTCTCAACGTACTCAAGACGGCTCTCGTCCTGCACACACCAGTAGACCTTAGCGATACCTGCGCGGGCAATAAGTCCATCGTGGATTACTGTCTGCATGGTCTCGAATAGGTTGTTCTGACGGTGCAACACGTAGTCTGTGTACTCTGTGCAGACCTCGGCCATAGCGACGTCTTCGGCACCCTTAGGCGAAAAGCGTAGCGTCTTGTTGCCTGTACTGAAGGTTTCCAGAAGTGCGGCCTTCATACTCTCGACAGCGTCGTAGACGTCCTGAGACACATACTTGCTGTTACCATCGTGCGCTGGGCGAGGCAGCTTGGCGCTGTAGTAGTCCATTACCTTGCGACGCTCTCTGGAGAGCTCACTGTCATAATAACCGATAGACCGTCTCAGGTTTGTATCGACGATTGAGACAATCTTTTCGTCATCAAGGGCTTTGTATTCATCTTGTGATTTCATGTTTAAACCATCTCAATATAATATTCATCAACTGCTTCTATTGGTTCCCAAGCACCCTCATGGATGTGGTTTGCTAGGGCCAAAGACATTACGCAGTCATCGAAACATCCAGCTTCAGCTTCCATGCCGCCACTCTGGGTGACGATGTATGTAAGCATCTCGCGGATAGTGACTTTATCGTTTAGCTCGATCTTTCCCTCTCGAACTGAGGCCCTGAGTTCATCAATGATCAGGGGTTTTGTCTTGGAAGTCGTAGTGAAGCCCAACTTGAGGGTTTCTTTCTCAGTCAACTTGTCTACCTGCACTTCTGTGTAAAAGTTGGGATAGGCCATGTCTTTGCCAAGACGGGTACACGTCAGAATACCGTGGCTGTTGTTCTCTACGATGATAAAGGCGAAGTTAAAGAACTCACCTAACCTATAGAGAACAGTAGCAAAGTAATCAGGATGAACTTGGGCACGATAGGTCGCAACCTGCCGCTTCTTGCTGTCTAGAACCTGCGCTACGGAGTAGTCCCCGCCTCGCACACCCATCGCGACGTCAGCACCGATAGTGTACTGCTCGCCAGGTACTAAGGTCCTATATAAGGTTAATTCTCCTCGGACGTTCTCAAGCCACTCTTCGCCCTCTAGTGCTAGACGTGATGTAGGCTCGTTTGTGGCCGACAGGCTCTCTTGTAAGCCCTCTGGATTGAACACTGGACGCCCAGTTGTCAGGAAGGCTTCATTTGGGTTCGCAGGGTACTCTTGCTTGAACAAATCTATGCCGTTTTGTGCAATCTTGCGACGACGGAACATAAGCTGTTCGTTATCTATGTCATACTTCTCAGACAAAACTTCTTCTTCGGGTGTTATCTCGAAGTTCTCAGAGACTTCTTCGCGGTACTCTGGATCAAGGAACCAAGGAATGAACACTGGCACATAGCCATTGGTGCCATCAACAGCACCTTTCCAGAGGTCATAAAAGATGCCACTGACACCATTAGCCGTGCTCTCGACGAACACAGCAGTGCCAGGCTTGTTAGGTACAGCTTGGGTCATACCGTTCCAGTTCTCTAGAGCGGTGGACTTCTGCCAGAACGCGAGTTCTGAGGCATGTACGTGTGTTAATGTTTCTCCACGACCAATGCTTTCGCCTCCAGCTGTAGCCACAACATAAGAACTGTCTAGGACATCGAATGTGAGCTCTCGGCGGGAGGAATACTTGGTGTGGGGCTTCAGTAACTCAGGGCAGTTGTCGTGGTATCTCTTGGTCATATCAAAGAGGGCACGGGTACTGTCTGAGTGGTGCGTGACAACCATGGCCTTACATGCCTTGCGCTGTGACACATTGAAATACAGGTAGCCGCCAACGTGGGTCGATAGGCCCTGCTGACGGGCTTTGAGGATGATGATCCGTACCTTGCCTTCTGATGCCATCTGCTTTTCTACAGCTTCATGTAGTATCAGCTGGGCTGGCTTTAGCTTCAGAGGCTTGATGTCGCCATCTTTGGTACGGATCTTCAGTGCGGACTTACTGTAAAACGAGAAGTCGTCGTATAGCTTACGTCGTATCTCTCTAAGTTTCGGTTCCATCGTCATCAGCTTGCTCTTCTTCGGTGTCGGCTACTAAGAGCGACTCCAAGAAGGCTTCGGCTTTACCGATGGTCACTTCGCTCTTTGCAGCAGGTTTTGTCTTGGTAAAGTCCAAGACCATCCTTGCGGCTGTCAGTCTGTCCCGATTTTGGCCAGGCTCACGCATGATTTCGACGGCTGCTTTGAGAGCCTCAATGGCGTACACATCGTCGATCTTATTCTCTTCGGCCATGATAGCTACGATCCTTTCAGCATCTTGCTTTGCCTTCTTTCGAATGGGGGTAATTGCTTTCAACGTATAACCGTCAGGTGTACCTTTAGGGCGTCCTGAGTTCTTTTTTGGCTTTGTTGACCACTGCTTTCGAAGGGCTCTTCCCTCCTCTGTCTTCATCAGATTTGAGAAGTAGTGAGTTGCCTTTGGCGTTGCCTTTTGTGGATACTTTAGCTCGACCTTTGGCGATTTCTTTCTTGGGTTCTTTGGTGCGCCGCTCATCGTCTATTCCTAACATGCTAGATATTATCGCTAGTGTGCCTAAGCACGATGCACAGAAGACAGGGGCTGGCAGAGAGTATTCCATCTCGGCCAACACAGTGTCTTTCTGGACTTGAGACAATGAGGTGGACACCTTTATAGCCTCGATGTCCCTGAGAAAGGGCATCAAGTCATATGCTGTCTTGTTCATGTGTTTGCTTCCTTAACGGTGGTCAATACAGACCCAAACTAACAGGATTTAGGTTGTCCTTTGGTTGCTGTTCTTTGATACGATCCACGTAAGGCTTTAGGTACTTTTCAGACAGCTTACTGTCCATCAGCTTACCCTCTGCCTTTGCTACGATCTTTCCAAGACGATCAACGGGGTTCTTACCAAGGGGATTAGACAACTCCTTAAAGGCGGCGTTTAAAGACTTACGATCCTCTTTTCGTATAGAGGTGTCTTTAGCGGCTTTACTCTTGAGAGTGGCTAGTGCTGCTTGGTTAGCTATTTTACCCGCTTCCTGACGCGCTGGAAGTTTAGGATTAGCCTTATCTTTTGGCTTGGCCTTAGATTGAAAGCCACTAGACTTGCTGCGCATCATGGAGGTGACGTCATTTAGAGGAGAGCCCTCGATTATAGACTTACCGCCTTCTACGGTTTTGAAATAGTCTCTAATAGCCATCTTGCGTTCCGCAGTGACGCTTGCGTCTGATAGCATTTCACTCAAAGTTCTCTTGATCTCAGCGTCTAGTTCAAGGGTTGTCCTGTCTTGAGCACCGTAAGTGTTCTCAATGACGCTGTGTAGGATCTCTCTAGGAGAACCTTCCTTTGGACCCTCACCCGCAAGGTACTGCTGGACGTTACGTCTAGCTTCTAGTTCTTCATAGAATTGCTTCTTCTGGGCATCCTCGGTAGAGCGTAGTTCCTTAGCAGCCTTATCTTTAGCAATCTGAGGGTCTACAACTTTGGCCTTTTTGGTGGCTTTCAGAAGGTCCTTACGGCGCTGGGCAGTGCCCTCGATGTCAATTCCTGAGACAGGTCCAAGGCCTTCATTGGCTTTGTTCTTGTTCACGAACCTGTTGACCTTTGAGCGTCTACCAGTGACGGCATCAATAGCACGGCCACCGACAACAAGAGGTATCTGGGCAGCAAGAGACTGACCACCAGTTGCAATAGCAGCACCAGTGTTCAAGTTACCTGCAACAGCGCCCATAGGGTTATAAGAGCCGCCCATGATACGTGGGATAGGGTTGAACGTGTCTGTAAACTGAGAAACGCCGCCTTTGAGGCCAGCAGCTGATAGTTCTGTGGTGACATTGGCTTTATACATGCTTTGGACAAGCATTTGGCCAGGCTCTAGAGTTCCAAACTTATCTTTGAGGAACTTAATGTCTTCTTTAGGGACTGTACGAGCAACCTTGGTTCTGGCAGAACTGATGATCTGTTTAAAACGTGATTTGTCGGCACGGCTCATGTCAAAGAAAGCGTCTTCTACTAAGCTGTCCCTAGCAGTGTCTATGTCTGCTAATATCCGAGCACGAGCCTGCTCAAGGGCCTCTTTGGCACCCTTTTTGGAGTTAGGGTCAATGTCTTTTAGATTGTAGCCGTTAGTTTCTGCCGTTTCCTGCATGATGCGGGCGACGTCACCAGCAGCTTGGGCTGTTTCGGGGTCTACTTCCTCTTTTGGACGTAAGACCACCTTACCTGCTTTGTTTACTGTGGAAATGCCGACGTTTACACCTTTGGCAATAGCACCACCAGTGATAGCAGCGTCACCCATGCGCTCTAGGACGTCTTCGCCTACATATTCACCGCCTTGGACAGCGTTACCGCCAATAACGAGGCCCTCTTGGGCACCCTCTTGGACAGCTTCACGTACAACCTTGAGCGTAGCACCGCCACCTTTGAGGGGCGTGAGCTCTATGAGGCCAGAAGCCACCGCTGAAGCCAAGTCTGTGGCTGTAGCAGTTGGGTCCATGCCTTGGTCTTCTTTTTCTTGGCGGTTTGCACCTAAAGCGTTCGTTATTCCGTAAGCAGTGCCGCCTAAAGCAGCCGCAGTGCCTAAGACAGGTGCAGTTGTTGCAGCAAGACCAGCGCCAACAGAGGCTACGACACCACCAGCAACCTGTGGGGCAGCTTCAGCAGCACCGTAGGCTAGTGACCTACCTGCGTTGGCTAAGTCACCCTCGCGGAGGGTGCTGATTATACCATCGGC